AATGTTCTTCATGTAACGGTCAACTGTCTCTGCCCAACTCTCACGTCTTAGTTCTTCTGGTATCCACTTAGAATACCTAGATTTATGTATAAACGTTTGATAGTCTGTAGGCAGCACGTTACCTAACTCTAGTTCATTGTAATATTCAAATGCTTCGATGTCACTAGCGTTGATCATAATCTCTCCCTTATATTTAAATTTTCTATGTTCACATCATCTATGTCGTGAAAAGTATTATGTATCAGATCGTGTACATCTTCCACATGTGCATCTTCTACAGTTGATAAAACGTTACACGGCTCATCTACTTCTAGTAGAAATGTAACGCTAAACTTTTTCTTCCCTATCACTTGTGTATTTCCCTTAATGTTTCGTTAGCCCAAGTCAGATACTGCTGTGCTTTCTTTAGATCTTCTACTGGTGTAGCGTTTTTGTACATAGCTCTGTGGTTATACTTCATAACGTTACCTCTACAGTATGCAACAAAACCCTGCTTACCTAAGACTTGTTTAATATAATCTATACACTCAACCCCACCATTTAAATTATAGTGTGCAGGTTTATCTACTGGATCAAAATCTAATGTAAGTGTTTGTCCGTTCATAGTAAGTGTATCAATAGTATCCATTATGCGTTTCCTTGTGTCTTTGTAAATCTAGTAAGTTTTAGAACTTTACCATCCGTACCTTCTACCTTTTCGTACAGTGGCGTATCTTTTTCGTTCTCGTAACCTACTAATTCGTTTCTGTGTTCTTCTACTAAATTATATAGATCTTGATCGTACTGTGCAAGCTCTAAAAATGCACCCATCATTGTGGCTAGGTGTACTAAGTATGAAGTATCCTCTGGATTTATCAAGCTAAGTTCACCAACAATAAGACCAGTGTTTAGCTCTCCTGTCCAGTTACCCTTGCCATCAAATGAACAAGGCTTCAAGACTAAAGCTACCTCATCTTTTCCTATTTTATATTTTGTCATGTTACTTTCTTCTCCCCTTTAAAAGGTATAAGTTTAACTCTAATAGGTTTGCCTTTTTCTTTTAGCCATGCTTCAGGTATTATACGATGCTCCCACTTAAACTCGTGTTTGTCACACCACTCATAGTATCTTGACTTCGCACCTTTATACAACTTTGCTTTGCTGTTACTGAAGACAAACCGTATGTCTAACTCTGGATGTTGCTCTCGTATGGCTAGATGCTTACGTCTGTCTTCTGTATCAAAGATACCTTTAGTCTCTATTATAATACCGTTGTCTAAAATAAAGTCAGGCGTGTACGTTCTATAGCGCAAGTCTTCCCACTCTATCTTTAAACGTTCATACCTGACTTTTTCTTGGTGATCTTTTAGGTACTCAGCGATTTCATTTTCTAATCCACTGCGATACCTTCTAGAGCTACTCCTTCTTCTCTTTGGGTTTCTCAACCCACGCTTCGTTTTCTGGGGTGTTTGGGTCATCTGCTATAAAGTGTCCTTTTTCGTTACGAGCACGAACCATCTCTGTTTCTTCGTTTAGAGACTTCTCCAGTTCTCTTGTCTTCATCTCCCCTACAAACTTAACGCACTGCATCCAATGCTCTAGCATATTAACAGATACTAAGTTCTGTTGTAACAGTTGCACTATCTCTTTTTGTTTGTCAGACATACTGTCTGTTTCATAGTCTTTGTCGTTAATTGTTACTGTAGTCATATTCACCTCTTAGTTTTGTATAGTGTACGGTAGGTGGCTCTTTCTTGCCACTATATACTTTTGATGGCAAACTTTTTAAGTTAGGCCAACATTTAATTTTGTAGTTACAAAAAGTACAAGACTTGGGTAGCTTATAGTTACCACTAGCCTTGCCTCTGTATACCTCTGGCTCTTCCGTAAAGCATCTCTCAAACGGTGCGTTGCTTTCAAGGTAGGTGTGTACATCTTTTATCTTTTGCAGCACTGTGTCCTTATCTACCTCTGCTGCTGAAACATACTTGAAGCTACCGTTGTTTTTATTAACAACCCACCAACCACCAACTTTTTTGTTAGCTGCTGTGGCGTAGCCTACAAGCTGTGGCACATAACCAAAGGAGTCACTACTGTTCAACGTATAGAAGTCAACAAACTTATTTTCGTATGACCAAGAACTAGCTGACTTAACATCATCTATCTTATCGTCTAGTAACATGTCATACTCACCAGAGAGTTCTTCTTTATCGTTGAGTGGCAGCGATACCTTTTCGTTATCACCAAACTGCACACCAGATGCTCTGAGTAATCCTTTTAGTAGAGCCTCTACCATGTCACCAAATATCATGTTGACTTTAAATGACGTAGGCAGAGGCTCCTGATGATCGGGATCGTTCTTCTCGAACCATAGCTGACACTTCGGACGCCCAACGTTGGACATCCTAAGTTTGAACTCTCTCTTCTCTTCAACAGTGTTAAATTGTTTTTCGAGAGCAGCACCAATATCATCTTTTATTTTTTCGATGATATCTTTAGACATCTTAGATTTACCTTCAATGGCATTTCTAAGATACTGATGTAGTGCTAGTTCAGCAGGGTGGTTCACTGGTCAAAATCCTCCACATCAACTATGTTAGCAACTATGTCTTGATCCTGTGGAGATATAGTTTCTACATTACTTTCTGCCCACTTGCCAATAACGTACTCGTTACTAGAGTCAATGTAGTCTAGAAAGTTTTGTAGTGTTTCATTATCACCATCAGACAAGCCAACGAACTCACCAAGTGAGGCGTTAGTTACCATGTAAGGGTTGCCATTAGGTAAGCTGCGTGTCTCACCAAGTAAAGATATGATGTGTTCTGCAGGTGAGATTTTTTTCTTGATTAGTTTACCTACGACACTATCAATGAACTTGAGACTATCTCTGTTCTTGACATCCATCACAAAGTCAAACTCTTCTTCATAACCTGATACTGGATCACCACCTTCGTAAAAGGGATCAATTAGTTTAGCTTTACCCATCATAACTTTGACACGACTAACACTGCGTATCTGATCCTGTTGATCTTTGGGTAGAGCTTGGAAGTCCTTGATATAACCTGACGGTCTACCCAGGTTGAACGTGCCAAGTGTATCTTTCAAGTCAACGTTTAGGGAGTTGGACATGACTGACTTCTGCATAGTCTTGTTTTCACTATCCCAACGCTGCCATTTTTGACGCTCTGCAAATAGTCTTACCTGTACCTCTCTGGCGTAGACTATATCATCTTCAGTTGTTATCTTAAACACAGGTGAAGAAGCTACCTTACCATCAACAACTTCTTGTATTACTGTACCTGTAATCCTACGTAGACTAGACTGTGACTGTGTTGCAGGGCTTGAGAAACCCATAGCATCTGACAAGTTCATGTTGTCTACTTTAAGTGCGACTGCATTTTCCATATTTTTACCTTTCTTATGTAAAAAGTTTCAGAGTTAGAGTTATACCATTAAACGTCCTTTGTGTCAAGCCAGTTATCTCCTATTTTTGATTCTAGTAACAAAGGTACATTAACTTTTATATTGTATTCTTTTTGTATTATATCATTTAGATTAGTGTTAATCAAATTAATTACACCTAACACATCATTTATTTCGTCAGGGTGTGTGTCAATTACCATGCTGTCGTGAACACTGTTAACTAAACACGAGTGCATAGGACGTAACAAACGATCTAGCTCTATCAGTACAACAGGCACGACATCTCCTGTAGCAAAGCCTTGAACAGGGTAGTTCTTTATCATAGTAAAGTGTGACACAGTGCCGTTCTCTCTACGCATGACATCGGGAAAGGCATACTGTCTACCACTAACGTTGGTTATCTTACCTTCATTAACAGCCTCGTTACCTAATTTGTTATGCCAACTAGCTATGCCTTTGTACTTCTCAACAAACTGCTTGTAGTACGCAGCTTCTGCTTTAGATCTGCCATATCCTGTAGCACCAAAGAGAGGAGCAAAGGTGTGTGCCTTTGCCTCCTGCCTAGTTGTAGGTTGTCCTGCGTCACTGATAACCTTTGCAGTGTAGGAGTGTACATCAAACCCTGTATCTATCTCGTGCATTGCTGTCTCGTCCTGTGCTAGGAAAGCAGCCGTTCTAAACTCAAGTTGGGCAAAGTCACTCTCTACTATTTTACCACGATCCCACCGTGAGATAAACACACGTTTTATGGGGAAAGTTCCTCCTCTTGGCATGTTCTGCATGTTGGGATTTCGTCCAGAGAATCTACCTGTACTGGTGATATGCTGGGTAAGGTTGATGTGTAGTTTGTCACTTGTTTTACAGTTGGTGATAATACCATCCACAAAACTGCTAAGATAACTGCTAACAGCACTAAGCCTTTTAAGGTCTTGAAGTAATTCATTTGCTTTCTCCATATTGTTATTTTTAGCTGTGGCTATCAGTGCATCTAAATTTGTTTTACCTACACCAAAGCCATTGGCACTGACCCATTTTTTACTTGGAGGAAAAAAACCAAGCCCTGCCATCTCGTTTGTTGCTGTGAGTAGGAATCCCCTACCGTCACAGTCTTTACACTTATTTGGTATCTTATATAGTGTGCCATCCTTTCTTGTTTTGTATACTCTACCACCACCATTACAAGTAGGGCAAGTAGATGCTTTAGTCTTAAATATCATCTTGCTGTTCTTTTTTACCGCATCTTTAAATCCTTTGTCATCTACATACTCAAACAAATCTGCCCACTCTTTTTTGTCGTTGGGTTTGCGACTAAATATTACCCATGACATCTGCTCTGGAGAGTTAAGATTGATAGGTGTGCCACCCATTAGTTCTTTTGTTGTGGTTTGCAACCTACTGAGTATTTCGTTGCGCTCTCGTTCAAATTTAACACGGACGTGTTCGAGGGCATCTCTATCCACCCTGATCCCTGCCATTGACATCCTCGTGAGGACTTTGCAGGTTCTAAAGGTAACGTCTTTGACTGCTCGAAGGGAAGAGGAGGCTGGGGTTGAAAAGTCAGCTTCGGTAGCTTTGTACAACTCGCCAGTGGTAAGCAGATCATACTCAAGATAATGGCTGAGTTCGTCAAGTGGTATCTCATTTGTATTGTATCCTTTCTTGTAATAAGCTTTGAGTGTATCATCCTTTTGATATTCTAAGTCACGTCTTATAGCACATTGCTCCAAACTTAGTGGTTGTTTTTGTCCACGTAAAAGTAAATATTCTGCAAGCATTGTGTCATATATGTCACCATCATACTTGAAACCGTTAGCCCAAAGCCAGGCTAAGTCATACTGTAAGTTGTGTCCTATCAGTAAAGTTGTATTATCTAACATCCTTTGTAATACACAGGCACTGCTCTTGTGTTTATCTGTTGCTTCTTTGTGGTCAAATGGTAGTAGTCTTTTCTCTCCTGTGTCCAAGCATAGTACACCCACCTCAGTAAGTGTGTTAGCTGCTTCGTACGGATCATTAAATATCTTTCCATCTCGTAGAGTTATAGAGTTCTCTACATCTACTACTCTTCTCATGCTGAGTACCTTGCTCTCTCTCCATCTAACTGACAGTGAACGACACCATGCCATCCACCCTTTAGTTTATTTTTTGCTACGTTTAAGTGGCGTTGGGTATCTGACTCATACTCACCCTCTACTTGTGGATTCTTAGATATCAAAACCATCAAGTCACACTCAGCAGCTTTACCTGTCTTACTACCCTCCAACATAGACTGATCTACATATATCTTACCCTCTGCCTCTGCTGATAGCTGTGACATCCAGATCACTGCACAGTCATACTGTTTAGCTATGTTCCTAGCGTGTATGGCTGCATCCTTGAGATACACATGGGAGTCTGCTCCTGTCTTGTTAGCAAACTTGTCACCCATATCAAGTACAACCACGTCAGGTTTATAGTTCTTAACAACTGCTTCAACCCACACCATGTCTTTACCTGTACTGTCAACTATCTTAATGTTGTCATACACTGGTTTGTATCTTGTAGATGCAAGAGCATAGTTGTCCTTAATCTCTTCCATAGGCATGTTAGATGCAGCACTAAGATATCTAGCGCCAACACGAGTGTAATCCTCTTCATTACATAACACGATACATTTAGCACCCTGTCTAGCAAAACCACGCTCAGAGGCAATCAGAGAGGCGTGGAAGGATGTCTTACCTGTATTAGGTCTAGCACCCACTAAAACTAAATGCCCACCTGATATGCCCTCTACTTTGCGCTGTAGTGATGGTATATTAAACTGCCATTTACACTGTATAGAATTTGCCACCAGTAGATTGTCAATAGATATATCACCCCACTCTACTTTTAAGTTAGGCATGAAGTTATCTTGATAGTCGGTCAGTATGTTACGTAGTGGTTCAAGTGTATTCTTTTGACCGTTGACGTAATCAAAACCTAAGTTGGCTACCTCTTCACCTACCACCTGCTGAAACAGATTAGACATAACTTCTTGAGCCACCTCTTGATTCATAGGCTTTTCGTTACGCAGCTTGTCAAACAATCTCTTGTACGACTCTTTGTTTGCTGTAGTCAAAGTCTCTCGTGTAAAGAACAACCCCTCTAGTTCTGAAAAGTTTAGATCTTTATCGAACTGTCTCATAGCGTAGTCTATAGTTCTCTTGACCTTGCGTACATCTTTAGTGAACAGTTTGTCAGGCGTGTGTATACCTTTGTTACTGTCATAGAACTCCTTATCCATAAGTGTTCTAAGCAAGGCTAACTCTCCGTTTTCCATCTTCTACTCTCCTTAAATAGGGTTCATCATTTTAAATATCTCATACCAATCTGAACCCTCTATGGCTAACCACATTAGTATAGGTACACCTATTATAAAAAACGCACAGATTAGAAACGCCCAACCTAAACCTTTAGTCGTGCAGTATTGCTCACTCATTGTTATTTGCCTTTCGTTTCTCTGCTGCAGCTTTACGTTCCATACTGTTCATAGGACGTATGAAAGTTCTTACGCCCAAATGATCTTGTAGTTTCTTTTGCTTGTACGCTACGTCCTCCTCTATGCTCTTGCGTTGAGTTTTAGATAGCGTTTTTGCGCTGAGAGTTCTTATCATACGGTAGATATCTTTAGTCAGTTGACTCTCTTTTTTGTTCATCTTCAGTTTCCTTTATGTGTTGCAATATTGTCACAGCTTCTTCGTTTGCTATCTTAAACCACTCGCCTTGTCTTTCACCACACAGGGCTGCAGCTTTGTGAGCTACACGTTCTGCTCTGGCTCTGTCAGGTGTAGCTATAGCGTGGACTAACTGGTAGTCACGCATAGGTGAACTTGTTTGGTATCCGTTGAGCCTGTCCTCTGCATCTATAGCCATACCTATCTTCACCCAATCAGGCCAAGCTGGGTTAGTTATAACATAGACGTACCCTTCTTTTACTTGTTTGTCTTTTTGTAAAGCAGAGAACGCAGCGTCACCAAAAGATGTATACCTACCTGGTTTATGTAGAGGGTGGTCATTTGATATGTATTTACCATCAACCCACATACGTTTAGGGTTGTGTTTGGGATTACTTTTTTTATTTCTTTTTCTTTGAGTTTCTGGATCGTTACCTTTTTGATAGTAATATGGCTTACCTGTTCTGGGGTTAATCTCTTGCGTCATCATGCCTTGCTCCTTTATGTTTATCTTTACGTACTGGTTTAGGTTTTTTCTTATCAGGTATTACCTGTTGTCTATACTTAGGTTGCCTAACCTCCTTCGCCATTGGATTTTGTTTGTTTGTGTGACTTTTCTGCAACATGTATCCATCCTCCTATCTGCTCTATATCCTCTGGGTCTTGATACTTTACATCGTCACGTAGTCTTACTGCTCTTGTGGGTACATCACACCACGCTTCTATCTCTTTACGCATAGCTAAAGTCTTTCTTAGTGCATCTGGATCGAGTGCAACCATAACATAGTTAGCGTTATCACTCAAGCACTCCTTGTGTGCATCAGTCAAACTTGTGCCTAATAAAGCAAAACCTGTGACATCTGGGTACACCTTTGCTACTGTGACTGCGCTAATTACATCCTCAACTACAACGTAAACACCGTTGGGTTCACCGTAGCAATACTTAGCATACTCTGCTGCACCACCGTAGCGTAACCACTTAGGCTGCTTACCGTCCAGTGCTCTTCCTATTGCATCTACTATAAGTCCATCATTATAGATAGGAAACACTGCACGTTTATCTTTAAGATCGTACAGTAACTCTATGTTTTCTAAGGGATTTACGTACTCGCCCACCCAGCGCATACGAAATCTGTTTATATATTTGTTGCTTACATCAGTTGTTACATGTTCTGGATAAACAAAGTGCTCTAACCTCTTGTTTATATTACCTGTTTCGATCAGGGGCGTAACCAGGTAGTGCTCTAGTTCATCCTTTGCTATACCTGTGTTAGCATAGCCTCCTACATCACACGATATCTTGTAACAGTTGTAAGCTATGCAGCCGTTACGTTTGGTAGCAGTAAAAGTATTCTTGCCTTTACATCTGGGGCAGTCATGTCTGATAGTCTGACCCTCAGATATGTCTAAGCTATTGATATCTATAAACATTACTTCTTATCCTTAAATGCTTGGCGCTGGGCTAATGCTTCTGATGCGCCAGTGTAAGTGTGTTTGATATAAGGAGTCAAGCTATTTATGTTAGTGTGTCCACTTACTTGCTTGATCTGTGTTATATCTACACCAGCTTCTACCATCTCAGTGATAGCTGTACGCCTCATATCCATAGCTGTAAGGTGTCGAGGTAGCCCAGCAGCCTCTAGTATTGCATTAACGTGAACGTGTAGCTTCTCTTTAGAGTATGGCTTATATCCACCGCAACTAGGATAAACTTGTGGTGTCACTAGGCACTGGAAGCCAAACGTTTCGTGCTGCTGCTTGAGTACGTGCATCAATGGATCACTGATAGGTAGGTGCACCTCTGCTCCACGTTTGCTTTGCTCTAAGTCGCAACGCCTCTTGTCAAAGTTGATAGCTGCCCACGTAAGCATACGCATATCACCTACACGTTGCCCCCACTCGTAAGCCATCTGTACAATCAAGCCAATGCTACGCCACCTCCACTCACTGTACGCTGTAGTTAAGAACTGGTTTACTTGCTCTGGCTCCCACATTACTTTGCGTGGTGGGTTAGGTGTCTTCTCTAACAGAGGCATAGGGTTCTCTATACTTATGCCATTTTTCTTAGACCAGTTGATAAGTATAGACATGATGGCAGCTATCTTGTTAGCTCTGTATGTACCTCTCTTTAGCCATAGATTGTAGCACTGTTGCATTAAAGACACACTTAATCTTTTCATACTTGTAGCACCTACATCATCATCGATGACCATAAGACAGTCGTAGTAGTCCTTCTGAGATGCAGAGCCTAACTTGCAAAATGTATCTGACTTTATGTAATGACCTATGACCTCCTCTACTTTGTAGCTTTTGTTTTTCTTAAATATTATCTTTTCTTTTGTCATCAGCATTACGATAGCCTTTTACTAAAAAATATATAAAGCCTCCGATGTAGGCTAGAACGAACGGTATAATAATCTGAGTTCCTGGTTCCATTAAAACGGTGGCTCCTCTTCTTCGTTGCTTGGTGTCCATACTATATCGTAGTGGTGCATGAACCATATGTATTCTCTAAGTGTTGTTGGTATCATCCTCTAACTCCTCTACTTTAAATGTTACAGTGACATAACCAAAATTATCTATAAATTCATACTTGTGCGTTGGGCAAGTGGCAAGCCACTCCCAAAACTCTTCTCTATCCATTTTTCTTTTCCATACTCATTTATTTTCTTTATTAACTGTAAGTTCTATTGTATCTGTTGAACCTCTTTCTAATCCTAATTGTTCTAACCACTCATCAAAAATAAATGGATGAAGATCAGTGTTAATATCATTACGATTTATAATTATAGTTGTTTTCATTTTTTCTTCTCCAACTTTAGTCTTAACTCTTCTAAGTGCTTCTCTAATCTATCTATCCTGTCTTCTGCTGCTTGTACTCTCCTTAATAAACTGTCCACCTCTGACATTGTTAGTCTCCCATGTTACGTGGTGCATACACTGCACCGTTGTACTGACTGCCTGTCTCCTTGTCTGTACCAAAGTCACAGCTTGCCAGTAGTAGCAGAGTAGCAATGATAACATACACTGTGCGTTTACTCCACAGTATAAATAGATCGTATGCTTTTTCTGCTTGGGCTTGAGCCTCCTGTCTTACGCTATTGTTTTGCATCGTCAGGATCTTTGTAGCTCCAATAGCTACTATTATCTAGTAGAAACTCATTGCCTAAGTCGTAAAAAGATTTAGTCAACTCCCTGATGTCAGACAAATACAAGTCGTTCATCTCTTCTATATCGTTTACAAATTTGCGTAAGTTATTGTGGCTTCTTCTTATTACCTTTTCTTGCGCTGCTGTCAGAGACTTCATCCCCTTTTTTCTTTTTGCTTCTCTTTCTTTCTGTTCCCTGTCGTACTTCAGGCTTCTCTCTTCTGGTGTTATTTGCCAATCTTCCATTGCGTTTCCTCTCTATTACATTTTTAATAATACGTTTGTTGCTAGTTGATATTATGACACGCCCCATATCATCATACAGGATGTATCTGTTTTTTAGATGCGAGAGGAACATTACCTCTGCACTTCTACTTCCAAACAAGCGACAGTCTCAGCCTTGTGTGTAACCATCTTAGCTGCTGTGCTCATCTCGATTTGGCACTCTTCCAGTGTAGCGTAAGTGCCTAACTGGTAGTGCGCTACACTCTGTCCTGAGAAGAGTTGCATCCATATTAGTATGTAAACCATTAGTCCATCCTTGTTATAAAGTGTTCACCGTTTGGCTGTGGTAATGCAATGATACCATGAGTATAAAAGTACGCATAGCCATCCTTAGTAATCATTTTACCGATGTATGGCAAATCTGCATCATCATCGTAGTCAGATATGTACGTACCGTCTTGATTTATCTTACCGCCAAACTCGTACAGTTTGCGAAAGCCGTAGCGTTCCTCCATAAACTGCACCAAGTCTGTGCCATCGTCATTGCCTACGTGTTCAGCTACCCATAGTGGGGGTAGTCCTAGCATCTCGTTTAGTTCGTGTTTGTCATACTCAGGGTATGCGTTGGTGTTAATCGTTAGTGTTAGTAGCATCATGCTGTCTCCTTCTCTGTTACTTCTATCCACTTAGTCCAATTTAAATCACTGTCGTACTCTGACCATTTAAAGTCTCCAAAGTTTTGATCTAGCCAATCAGATATATTAACATTGGTCATGTTAGGAACTTCATCGATATTTTTTATTAGTTCATCTGGTACTTCTACTTCTACATCCATGTATAGTTTTTGTTCTGCTTGCACTATTATCTTCATTACGCTGTCTCCTCTACTTTGTTAAACTCATACACAGCCGTAGCAAATCCTCGTGGTGTTGCGCTGCGTATATCTTTGGTACGCTTAGACTTACCGCCTAGCTTTAAGTGCTGTGTGCTGTAACCGTCAGGCTTTTGCGTTGGCTTTGGTTGTGGCATACGAAACGTTCTGCTAGTCCACAAGCAAGTCTTCTTAGTGTATGCGTCTTTGGGTGCAATGTAATCAGGCCACCGTGGATGCTCTGCTTCATCGTCAGGTATGTATTCGCCATACTCATACGGATGAAAAGAGTAGTCAGGCTTACGCCATTTGGTAGCCAGCACTGATACTGGGTTTTCTATGAAGTATGGCACACCTAACTCATTAAACATCTTAGCACACCACACAGCATGGCTTACAGCTTTGTCCTGAAATCCTGGATTTGCCTCTTCTTTACGTTTGAAGTGTGCTGCACCTGATACAGCCAAGTCTGTACAGACAGGAAATGCCATACCAAATACTGTGCGTTTACCTTGCAATGCTTTCAGTTTAAACTCCGATGTTAAATCTCTTAAAGTTTTTTTGTCGTGTAAGTCTGCATACTGATAGCATATACCCTCGTGCACTCTGCCCTCCTTCGGATGTTGGATATCAAATGCGTAGCAAGTGTACCCAGCTTTAGCCCACGGCTTGAGTGCTTCACCGGTGTAGTCGTAAAGACTAATTACTGTTCCTTTGCTCATCTCTTATACATCCTCTATGAAAGCGAAACCACTGCCATTACCTTCTGGATCTTGCGACAGTATAAACTTAAATACGTCTTTACCTTTTTGCATCCTAAACGTAGGCCAGTAATGATCTGGATCATAATCGCATTGCTCCATATAAAACTCCAGTATCTTTGCACCACGTAGTCCACCGTAGTTAGCATTGTATGCTGATATTTCATCTTTGTAAGCCATTATACTATCTCCTCTTCAATAGTTACTCTATGTCCTTCATTGACGTACTGCACCATAATGTCAGTCAAGTCATCTATATTTGATACCCATCGTTGGTTAGCGTGGCGTCCATCACTGGACACCGTTGCTATGTAATATCTAGTCATGCGCTACTACCCCTATTCAAACAGTGTATTATATTCATGGTCTCGTAAGAACGTGCCAAAAGGTATCTCATATTCTTGTGCAAGTTCCCACTCATCACGAAACTGTTGTGCGTCATCTCCTTGTAGAGCAAATGACCAATCTGCTTCGTACTCGTGGACTTCAAGCGCCCAACCATAATCTTTAATTGTAAATCCACCTATAGTCATTTTAATATTCCTTATCCTGCAAAGTGTCGTAGCTT